CTTTCGCCGAGCTTTTGCATTTTTTTAAATACGTCAATAATAAATACGTTTTCATCTAATATCTCCTCTGGAAATCCCAAAGGGCAATTAAAATTTTTACTTGCCAATTCGCAAGGCGGCAAATTTCCCCTGTCTTCATTCTCTTGCCTACACTGATAACAGCCTCCTCCGCCTCCGGCTGCAAATTGTGAGTCAATGTAGGCAATTAGTTTTTTTTGGCCGCAGTTAAATGCTGTTCAAGATTTTTTATATGCTCTGTTAGTGGCTCGGTTGCTTTTATAGGAAATTTGCTTAAATTTGATTTACTGAACTCCGCCTGATTCCCCGATTCATCTAATACATTTTCCCAGCCAATAATTGAGCTAAAAATAATATCTTTAGTTAGCCTGTTATTATTTAAATCGCCCCTAAATGTATTTTTCTGCACAAGCTGATCAATTTTATTCGGTGCAAGCTGCTTGTATTTTATTACACTTTCACCTTCATCTTTTATATCATCCGGAGAGTTTAATAATATTAATTCCGATATTGATTCTCTTATGGGTATAGGCAAATTGCGCACAAGAGTTTTATCGTAATTACAAAATTCGTTTGTGCTTGGGTTTATTACACCAACCCAATTAAATATCGCCTCATTTATTCCCATGCCTCTGACAAAAACTTCTTCTATACTCAATCGTTTATAAAATATAGAACATTCCTCGTCGACAACATAAGAATTTTTTTCATTCTGTCTAAGAAGAACAACTAACGATGTTCTGTATTCATTCTCTTTGTTACTGTCAATTAAATTCAATCCCATTCCTAACCTCCTATAGTTTTTTACGGGGCGGGAGATGCCGAAGAAAAACTAAAAAAACTCCGGTCTTACTCTCCCATATTTTATTTTTTTTTAAGATATACTTAATCCTGTTTTTACAGTTGCAAGGCCGGTACCAATTAACTGTATTCTTTTCCCTGATTCTAATTGCACAAAATCATTTCCGGATTCTGTTCCGCAGCCCTCAATTTTTGCATCATCAATCCAAATAGCGCCGGAACCCTGTGTTTCATTTGCGCTTAATGAAATATATGTCGCCATATTAAAAACTCCTTTTTATTTATTTTATATGTCTGCAAAATCAAACCAAGAGCCCCAATCCGAGCCCTCGCCTGATCCCTCATTACACCAGCGTATCAATAAATGTGTTGATGTCGTATATAACGGACAATAAATTTGAAACCCAATCCAGTCTTCTGCAAATCCGTCTTTACCTTTAAACGTTACTATAAATGCGCCGTTATGTGCTCCTACTGCTGATATTGCATCAGTCCACGTCGTATTATTAGTATCAATCATGTGGAAAGAAATGCCTTCCTTGTAGTCGCTATCTGTTATTTTATCCGCCTCCGCAATAGTATCATCATCACGGTCAAGTTTAAGGCTGGCTGCCGCCAAACTACTGGAAAAATCTGCACTTGTGCCAGTAATAGCAGCGCTGAATGTTGCGCCTGCACTGAATGTTGCGGCACTCGCGACCGTTCCGCCATCAACTTTGCTTAAAAATTCATTATTAAACGTAGCTGCTGCGTTTGTGTCTGTGTCTGATAATGCCATGTTAATTCTCCCTTAAAATATTTGAACTAAACTGATTAATTGTTTCAATAGTCATTTCATTTTTTTTCACGAGCGTAACATTATAACTAAAATCTGTTGTGTCTGATCTAAATGCTTTGAATGCTAATGATTGCCCTAATACCTCGCTGCCGGATATGTTCGATGCGGCTTCTGTTAATTTTATTTTTGGAAATCTTATTCTTAACTCATACGTCGATGATGTTCCAGGAATTGTGTTACCCAAAAAATCAAACTCCATGTAATAGTAGGCAGTTGAGTCAAAAATAGTCATAAACGTATTGCTATTATATCGTGCTAATTCAATTGATCCGGTAACATCTCTGAAACCGCCGGATGCAGGCTCAATTATTTTTAATCCTGCGCTTGTGTCCTGATCATTGTTTGTCAAATTTTTATTTGCAGTTATTGTAAAATTTGATATACCGTAATTGGTTAATGCGCCGCCAACCTGACCGATTTTAAATGTTAAATCTGAAAATAGCGTTTTTATTTGCTCTGTATTATTTAATGTCCAGTTGCCGCTATTATATGACCCTCTATAAGAATCGTATGCGTAGCTGATTATGTCAAATGCCATTGTTATATTGTCTGACGGATTACCTGATATGGTAAGCTGATTAATTACGCTATTAACATATCGCCAATCACTAACCTGTTTCGCAAATGCAAGTGTTCCCCGTTTTGTTTTTCTATCGCCAAGCTTGAAACTTCCGTCAATTTTTACGGCTGCCAAATCTTCCAATTGCCAATAATCTGACTGATATATATCATCCAGTTCGTACAAATGATTATAAACTCCGGCTTCCGGCACATGGGGAGATCCGCCGTCTGCATCAGCTGCCGGATTCTCAAAACCCATAAACAGGCATAATAACCTATCAAGGTTTTCGTAATGTGCAGTACAATTTAATGTTCCCTCTGCTGTATTTAATATATTATATGTGGCTGCTACTCCGCTTTTACCGTCGAGGGAATTGTCATTTTGATATGTTTTTGCTCTTGATATGTTTTCGCTCTGCAATGGTATTTGATGTGTTGCGCCAAGAGATGCAGCACCGGAACCATCTCCCCAGATTTTATAATTTTCCTGCTCGCCCGCTTCTTTTAAAAATGCTGATTTTGATTTTATCCCTTGACCTATAGCCATAATTTTCCTTTAGGTTAATGTTATTCTCACTTCATCTGTTATAGCACTCATAATGGAATCGGAACTATTCCGCATCGCTTTCATATTTACCGTAAGCGGAATCACTTCTGCGCCGCCGATATTAGCATCAACACCGCCCATTATTTTTAGTTCCGGTATTTCAATTAATAATGTATTTACTCCGTTCGTATAAGTCAAATCTGCCTGCAATATAGTATCATTATCTTTCCAGTCTTGTATCGTATCGGCTGTATATCTCGGCAGTTCCACGTCAAACATTGTCTCCCTAAATCCGTTCCTGACAGGCTCTAATATTGCGCTACTGCTTGAGCTGTCTTTAGCGTCTGCCTGCAAATTATTATTAATTGACAAATTAACAGAGCTAACGCCCATCTCATCGCCGGAATCCAGCGCATCCGCTTTATCGGCTAATCTAAACGTTAGATGTGAGTGTAATATATTTGTTTGACCTGATACTGTTATAGCGGGAAAAGAATCTGATGATCTGGATAAACTTTTTGCGACAAGACTTGCTGTCGCCGTTAAAAAATTATCTGCTCCGGCTGCACTCGACAACGTTAAATTATTAACTTTACATCCGGCTGCCCTCCACCTGGAAACTGATTTGTCAAATTCTATTCTAAACATATTACCAGAGGCCTGTAATGTATCGGTAAGAGTATACACGTCGCTTGATTCTGCACCCAACGCCGCTTTAAGAATTATGCCATGATTAAGTTCATAATCCAAATAAAATGATATATCACCGCTTACGTTTTGGATTGTTGCCTCGTCCTGTGCCATACCGGCACTGCCTAACAGGCTAACGTCTGCACTACGATCATACGTGCTTACAAGCGATTCATTTAAATACGGTATTGCAGTATCAACAGCCGCCCAAGCCTCGCCCCAGCTCGTTTCTGCCTTGATTCCTGCTGTGCTTAAAAAGCCTTGCCCTAAACTCATTTTAATTCTCCTTATTTATGGTGATGTTTTTGAATAATCAAATTCTATATTTAAATTAATTATAGCTCCTCCGATATTTGTATTGGTATCAACATAGCTCTCTGTCCTTACTGCATCTATTTTATTAACATAGCTGTCAAATGAATAATTAACATACATCTCTGTTGTTATTTGTTTTTTTATATCTCCGATATGTTTCTCTAATTTTTTTGATAATAATGATTCGCTGGATATATCCGAATTAATGTCTGTTATTAATGACAGTATTACCGTCCATGTGCTGCGATATAAATTATTTGCCAGCGGCTCTATTTCTTCATCTCCGGATTCGATAAATATCGCAGGAGTTGAGCTAACGCCCATTGATTGTATTTCTTTAAATGTATTTCTTGTAACTGTTTTTATGTCATAATTGTAACCATTGCTTACGGTTATTCCTGCAAGGGCAGTCTGCAAATCCTGTAATATTGATTCTCTTTTATAATTTGACATCTTTATTAACCGCTATTTGTAATAATTTTTCGGCAGTTCTTATGTTATCTTCGAATGCAGGCTCCAAAAATGGTCTGCCGTGCTGCTCATGGTATTTAGGATAGTCAAATCCTTTTTTGCTGCGTACATTAGAGCCTAAAGTAAATTTTATATTTTTACTGCTTACGTCTATTTCTCTTATGTGATCCTGTACTCCTCCACCAGTGCGGAAATTTCTTGAGCCAAGCAGGCTTCTAACTAAATCACCGCTTCTTGATGTTAGCTTGCCAGGTAATGGCTTGGGTTTTGTATAGCTAATACGCCCTGTTCTTGTTTTTACAACTCTGCCAGTTCTAAAATATTTGCCTGTTGATGTTATCGATATTTTATCAAGGATTTTATGTCCAGCATATATTATACTATCCCGTATTTTTTTGCTTGCTTTTATTGCGCTTTTATATATGCTTTTCATACTCTGTAACCTCTATACGCCAATAGTACGGATTTTATTTGCGGCAATAAATCATCCTGATTATAATTTACAGTTTGATCTCCTGCGCTAATACTATCGATACCAAGCTGCCCTTTGCCTTTTCTGCTCTGGTCATATTTGCGTGCTACTAATTCTATCGTCGCCTGCTGTATATCACCAGGTACGCTATTATAGCCAGCAATATATGTTGCTTTTACATTTTTTATGCCGTCGTAAAATACGCCGCCTGCAATTAATTTTATTATACCATTATCTTCGTAATACACATAATCATCGCTGCTTTTTTTGTATGTATCGGTATAATTGCGGCTCGGATCATCCCATATATCTGTAATTGATATTATAGGATAATGTTTTAAGTGTATTTGATTTTTACCCTTGCCGTCATAATATTCTGTCCGCTCTTTTGCCGTTAATTCCCTGCCTATATAATTAAGCTGAATAAAATCACTTACAACATTAATTAACCTTTTTAAAAACCCATCATGTTCCGTGTTGTCTGATATATTTAGATACGACTTTACAGACCCAAGAGAAACAAGGTTTTGTGCCATTTAGCTTTTTCTCCTGCCTCTTTTTTTTGGTTTTTCTTCCTTATCTTCTTTTTCTTCCGGAACAGTATTTAAAATAGGCTCAAAACATTTCGGCCGCTGCTCTATAGCCCATTTTTGTATGTCCCCATCTTCTTTTGTTATTATATCACCAATTTTTATCTCATTGGTTCCGTTTATAATCGCTATGCATTTATATTTCATAGTAAACTCCTATGTAAAAAGGGGGAGGCGGGTAAGCCCCGCCTCTTAATTTATGCCAATATTAATTGTACTCGTAACAGTTGTGATCCGCCCTCTTCGGCTTTGTTTTGATCTACAAGCTTTGCGACAACTCCGCCAACTGCCGCAGAACTCGGAGCAGCAAGCTGACCTGCATTGCTGCCTGATGTGGCAAGTATGGCACCAGGGTTTTGATCTGCTCTATCGAGTTTAGCATCAACAATTCCTCGTGTTGCCATATATGCGTAAGCTTCGTCTGCAATAGTTTCCGCACCATCAACATCCTGTACCATTATACCACATACAGTGGTAAGGTCTGACGTTGCAGCGGGTTTTTTTACTGCACTTACAGCAATAGCAGTAACAGCCAATTTTGCAGTTGCGTTTGTGTCGTTCAGGCTATTATAATTTACTGCAGTTACCGTCGAATAAAAATTATCGCTTATCCATTCGCCGTTTGCATCTGTAGTACAAGTGATATCCTCGCTTATACTGTTACCGTTATCATCTGTGCCGGTAACGGTTATATCCTCTGCATCTACAGCAGCAACGCTATTTGTAACTACAAGCCGGAAAAAACCATTTTCCGTCGCAAGAGTATCGGCTACGGTCTGCGCTCCGCTTGCAACTGCGGCAGCAACAACCGTAATGGCTGTAGTATCCGGTATAACAACATCGCCCTTGGCAAGATTGCCGCCCGATTTGTTAACGACTTTCGCCCAGCCCTGCTGCTGTGATATCCACTGTTCCGCATCCATGCTTGAGGGTCTTGGTACGTTAGTTGCAAGATCATTTCTTAACATAATTGTCTCCTTTAATTTATGGGGCGGAATTAATCCGCCCCATTATTATTATTAGTCTGCATTAAAAAGATAAACAATACCAGGTACGCTTGTACTTGTCTCGAAGGGATATCCGGGAACTAATCTACTGGTAATAGTAAACAGCCGCTGATCTGTTTTTATGTCCATGTCGCTTTTTATAATTACTCTGCGATAATTATAAATACGAATTGCTGTTTTATCTACAAGCAATGCATTTTTCTGGTCATTGTCTCCGGCAGTTACATCGTCATATTTGCCATCGTCATCTGACAAAAACATTGTACGGTTATCCTTTACTACAGGAAACCCGTATAGGCTTGCTATTTTACCGTTTGATATTGTTCCGGCTGTTCCGTAGTCTCCGGTTTTTGTCAACAGATCAACCGTAGCCCAATACGTAGCGTGTCCCATCAACCATACGCCATCCTGCTCCATAAAATCATCGTCCATCGCTGCCGCAGTCTGTGCATAATGAGTAAGCGCAAGTGTAGCACCTGCATTTTTCTGCAATCCATACGTTGTTGTAAATGTCTTTTTAATAAGTCCGTCAAATGCAAGATAACGATCTGCCTGTCCTGCTGTAGTAGTCGGGGATCCGGCATTATTATTTACGTTAGTGGCTGCTCCGGTAGCAGTATCGCCACGTACAATACAATAATCCCTTGCCTTACCCATTGCGCTAATCATATCATCCTGCAAAAACGGTATCGCAGCGATCAAGCTGTCTTCGTTAAAATCTTCTGTAAGATACACAAGACCGCCAAGCTTTTTAGCCTCTATGTTTGTATTGGCTGTCGCAGGCTCGCTATCTCCTATAGCTGTAGCGCTCGCACCCGATCCCATTGTACTTGCATCGAGATGATATATAGTCGTCTGTCCGGATTTCACAGGGAATTTCCACGGGTTTGTAGGCATATCTATTGACTGGAACAAAGGCTCAATTCTCTGTTTTTTGCTTGCTCTTTCAAAAACTTCTCTGCCGAGTTCCGCCTGTATATATTCGGCTCCTGTTGCAGTTCCGCCGTCAAGCGCTTTATGTTCGTTATTATAATCGCCCAGCACCTGCCTGATATCTGCACCGTCGCCAATTGCCTTGTTTACATCATCAACATCAAGGCCGATATACTTTTTAAAAGCGTTGTCAAAATTTATATTCTCGCTTTTTTTAGCAGCGGCGTGTAAAATGCTTAGTCCAAATAATTTATTGGCAAGCTTTTTGTTTACCTTGTCGGATGATGTTACTTCAAGCTTCGGGTCATCAATGTTAGGGGTTTTCTTGTCTTCTGCATTTTCGTTTTTTTCAAAATCCGCAATCATTTTATTTATTTTATCTTCTAATAGCTTATCAGTGCTTTCTTTTTTATCCTCTTCCTTGTTTTTTTCGCCAAAAGCCTCTATGATCTGATTCATTAGGCGGCTTTTCTGCTCCTCTGTAAATGTTGCCATTATTGTATCTCCTTATTTGTTTATGTTTATAAATTCTCTAATCAGTTTTTTTTGTTCATCGTCCGATAATTCAAAAAAATTTATTTCCTGATTCCCGCCCTCCTTTATTTTTTTATTTATGTTAATTATATTATTTAATTTTTCTATTAATTCGTTTATAGCTTTTACGTCTGTATCGCTTAATATACTATGGATTGACTCATTTTTTATCTGCTCTAATGTTTTAAATTCAGGCGCCTCCTTTTCAAACTCATCATAATGTTTTTTCAAATGATTGTATACTCCCTTGCGCTCATTGTCTGGTATATCAACGCCGCCCCTTGCTCCAAGCAGTGTAGCCATAGCCGCAGATACTGCACGCCATATTGTATGATAATCACTTGCTCTGTGATGAGGCAGTTTATATGCGCTTTTTATTTCTTCATTCTCACTGTCATACCATGTTGACATTATTTTTAAATCCTTGATATCCGCTTTCGCTATTTCTTTTGCTGCATCCCATTCAGTATCTTCCGGCTCCAACGGCCATGTTTTAAACGGTATAACTGTTTTGATTGACTTGTCATCTTTTAATTTTCCAATAACAGCCTGAACACCATCTGTAATCTCTATAGTCCGGAAACTATTTTCTTCAAAATCTTCTGGGTCACGTTGCCTTACTCTCCATGTACCTTCTGTTTCATCTATTCCAGGATTATCCGATATTTTAAAATCATGCTCTTTTATCCATTCCCTTACATCTTCTTCTTCTTTGAATACTTCTTTGTTAAATATTAATGTCTGCACAACCGCAGAATCATTTTGTTTGTTTTTTTCTTCTGCCTTTAATTTTATAAACGCATTTAATCCGCCATAATCATATATTTTTTGATTTGTTATTGACGATATTAGGTTTTTACCGTCGGCGGCAGCGTTCGGATTTGCAGGAATTGGAACGCTTGAACATTCAAACAATTCTGTTTTTGTCCACGTTGCGCCACGCTGATCTGTATATATTCTGTCTGATTCGTTCATGCTTGGTGTTCCGCAAAATCCCACCGATACGGTATTAAGATAACCGTCTGCATACATTTTAAATATATTATATGCAAATTCATCAAGCGGCTTGCCTTTGCTGTCTTTTTCAATTCTATACTGCACATCCGCATCAATATAATTTTCTGTTTGCTCTATACTATCAACAGGTGTTTTGCCAATAGGCAGCAATCCACGCTCATCATATCCGTGCAGCCACAAATGTACTGGATTTTTTTTGAAATTATTTAGGTTCATGCTTCCAGGCAGTATTACTTCACTATCCCGATCAAGTGTTTTATCGGTAAACCTAAATCGCACTATGCCTTTTTTTTGATCAATACTTTTTACAATCGAATATGATTTTATCATAATTCATCTCCTATTACTGGTATTGTTGTGCATCGTTCGTTTATTGAACTTGGAAAACTTAAATCGTAACCGTCGGTATAACCAGGAAAATCCTCCCCGATTATAACAGTTACGCCGTCTAAATCTTCATGTTCATCTCTTACGGAATCATCTCTTTGTGTTAGCCACATATGTTTTTGTATTGCGTTTTGATGATATGCCGTTTGTAATCCAAAATTATGTAATGTAACTACTTCTGTTCTCGCTATTCTTGCCGCTCTAAAATCTGATTTATTGATTAGCCGTTCCCGCAATCCCGATGCAATAGCATCAATAGTTATTCTCTCCTCCATGCCCTCTATAATTGAGGGAACTGTGTCCGTTAATTCCTTTGCCAGAGATTCATTTACTTCTCTTGCAAAAAAATCTATTCGCTTTTGTCTAAAAACCTCAACTTCAGGGCTATTTATATTAAATTGTTTTTTGCCATAATCGCCGATATCTCTTGTTCTTAATATTTCTGTCTCTGCTATTTCGCCGGCATTATTCACAACCTGATACGTATAATCCTCAATCATATTCGCATATTTTTCACGCCATTCTTTTTTATCAAACAAATCATTAACATCGACCGTATTATTTATCAATTCCCTGTCTTTTAAATTATTAATTATATCGCTTACCTGGTCGCTATATAATTTTTTATAATCTTTTCTTAATTTGTTTTCATATTTTTTTGTTTCTAAATCAAATCTTTTCCATAATATTTTTTTCTGTTCTTCGGTATATTGTGCCTTATTATTTTTAATAGATTTTGATTTATTATCATTTTCTATCTTGCCGTATGGTATAACATTAAAATTGATAAATGTCTGGTCGCCCTTATCTTCTGCAAGCGGCGGCAGACCCAGCAGTTTGGTAAAATAGTTAGGCGGCACTGCGCCTTTGTCAAATGCTTTTACACCCGATTCGATTTTTTTAGCAACATCTTCCTTTAGCGCCTCTACGCCAGAAAAATCAAAATACCCTTTATATCCATTATCACCGCCAAGCCGTGATATTAAACCAACATCCGGCTTGTTCAAATGTTCTTCTATTTTTGATGCAGTGTATTTAATTGTTTTGCCCCAAAAATTTTTAGATTGTTCCTCTGCGTTTGCTTTTATCGCAGACTCAAATATTCCAACCTGTGCAGGCGGAACACCGTATATTGCCAATATTTCATCACGATTTAATTTACGCTGCTGTAAATACTCTGCATCTTTTGGACTTAATTGTGTGGGTTTAAATTTTAATCCACCTTCAAGCAAAACAATTTTATGTGCATTAGCAGAACCCGCATAATTTTCATTAAACTGATTTTTTAATCTTTCAAACTCTGTGGTTGTTAGCGTAGCGTCTTCCGGCATTTCCAAAACTCCGCTCGGTCTTGCTCCGTTTTTCAATTGCTTATAATTGTATTGTATAGTTTCCTTTTCTGTGTTTAAATTGTCGACGGCAGATTGTAATGTGCTTAATCCCCTATAGCTATTAGTAGGATTAAATGTTTTATAGTATATTATTTTTTCAAGATCAAATGGAATTTTCTTTCCGTTTTTCTCGAATTTATATCCTGTTATCCGCCCCTCGTCATTAATTAC